AAATGTTTAGAGTTCCAATATCTTCTAGAGGTTTTGTAAATGAAGGCGGAATATCAAAGATAGTATTAACAGCAGAACTACCAACAGAAGAAAGATATGAAATAACAGAGGTTGGAATATACTCTGCGGGATCTAATCCATCTGCTGGGTCGTTTGATAGCAAGACAGTATTTTCTTTTACACAAGGTGAAAATTGGCAATACCATTCAGAAGCATCTGTTTCACAAATTCCTACATATACATCTCCACTAGATGATCCAGAAGATGATAATGTTATTGCAGTTGCAGATCCAGTATTTCAAACAAATGCAGATAATACAATTTTTTATAAACAGTCTCGTGCAGACAGATATGAAAGATGCAGATTTTTAAATAATATTATTTTGATTGAAGGCGACAATGCAGACCTTACAATTAGTGAAGAAAGTGGACCAACAGAAGATCATTTTGTTGTTGAAGATGGATCAAACCACATACACCTAACTGGTGGAACTATTGACTTTACAAGAAACTCACCAATAGATGAATTAAAACTAGCATTTTCTTTAGTTAATAAAAATGGAGATTCTGTAATTACTCCTGATTCTGTTAGAATTTTAGTTGAGTTTGCAGCAACAGAAGAAGTTGGATCAGAGTTTGCAAGGTTTGAGGCAGAAGTTGTAGATGATAGTAGCGGTGGAGCATATGATTTTTCTACAGAAAGATATTTTGTTGTTTCTAAACAACTACAAGAACTTTATACAACTGCAAACTTTACTTGGAATGCTGTAACGGTTACAAAAATTTATGCATGTGTATTAATTGATAATGTTCCATCTTCAAATTACTATGTTGCACTTGATGCAATGAGACTAGAAAATGTTGCAACAGTTAACCCACTTTACGGACTAACTGGATATTCAGTAATTAAAAATACAGATGCAACAACTGTAATAAAACCATCAAACACAAGTAACTACATTGAGTTTAGATTTGCTATAGGCCTATCAGTAGATATGACATCATAATGGCTGATCCAGGTATTAAAAAAGTTAGAATTCCTAAAAATCAATTACCACCAGTTGGTGATGATAACGAACATCTAATCAGATATAGGGTTGTATCTGATGATAAAAACAGAGCATCACACTGGTCTCCAATTTTTGTTGTTCCAGCGGAAGATACTCAACAGGTTAGTGGACAACTAATTTACACTGGAGGTATTTTAATTGCTGTTTGGGGAGATGAACTGAATAGGCCATCATATGATATTTTTGTTAAATTTGATGGAGGAGCATATGAATACCACGGAACATCCCCAACACATACATATACATTTTTAAAAACAGGAACTACTAGTGCAAGGGTAGCAATTCAAGTTGAAGGTATTAATAAAACAAGAAATGCAGCATTAACAATATTTGAATCAAGCGTAGTATCTATAGTATAATTGAAATAAGGAGATAACATGGCAAAAGTACCACTACCAGAACGAGGGCAACCATTAGATGTTACGTACATCTATCAGTTGGCAGACACGATCAATGACCTTTCAACACAGGTTTCTTCTGCAACTTATAACTACACAACAATTGATACAGTCTCTGCTGGAAAACAAAATATCAAAACATCAGATGCCCGTGTTGTTGGTGGATATGTTGAAGTTGCAAACAACTCAACTGTTAGTGCTGGTAACGAAAAGATATTTGCATACGATTTTCCTAGCGATTTTAAGTTTGCTCCTATTGCAACTGCAACCGCAGTAAACATAGGAAACACACCCGCTGGACAAAACGTAACAGTAATTTTAAAAAATGTTACAACATCAAGAGTTGAGGGTCTAGTAAGATTTGGTGCATCTGGAGATTTATCTTTAGCAGTACACTTAATCATTATTGGTATTCCAAACTAGAAAAACATTTAATGATAAATTGTAAAAAATGTGGTGGTCGTTTATTTATTGATAGACAATATAGCGGAGTTCAACATATAGAAACATATTGCATAACATGTGGATCAAGAAATTTTTTTCACCCTCCAACAGAAAGTGAAGAAGGACGATGGTTACTAGCAAAGGAATTATCCAGAGCGAAACATACAATAACGAGACTGTAATTAAAGGCAATAAAAAAATATGGTTTCTTAATGGTGATCTTGTTAGACTCTATCATAGTTCCAGATCTACGGGTCTAGTTTCTGTTTATAATATTACAAAAGATAGACTTGAAACATGTCTACGTGCAGACTTTAGAAAAAATAGAGAACGTGCATATACAGTTGCAGAGACTGCTAAATTAGTTAATCGTCATAGAAAGTATATGCCAAAATTAATTAAGACTGGAGTGATCCCACCGCCAATTGGTGCTAAGATAAATGGTGAGCGTGGATTTAGAATAAGATCTTATTATTCAGAAAGCATGGTAAGGGACATCCGTGCTATACTGGCTACTATACATATAGGACAACCAAGAAAAGACAAATTAATAACAAATAATATGACTCCTACAAGCCAAGAATTGACAAGGCGCATGGGAGACGGTATACTTACATATACGAAGACAGAAGATGGCAGGTTTATTCCTGTGTGGGCAGAGAATATTTAATAATAGAAATGGTGGGGTATGGAAGAAAATAACAGCACAAAGGTATCAGCAACACTGGGATACACATTAAACTTAGGAAATTTTCAATCCCTTAGAGTTGATCTTGGGGTAGTTGATAATGTACGCCAAGGAGAAACTACTGGCGATGCAATGGATCGTGTTTATGCCTTTGTTGAAAATCAAGTTATTCAAAAGGTAAAAGACGCAAAAGAATCACTCTTAGAGGACTAATATGGCTGAGCGCAAAGACCGTATGGCTTTGCTAAGTAGATATAATAAGTTACATCTACAAAGATATGAAGCCAAGTCTAATATGAATCTTAATGTTGAACAATGGGCTGCAGATGCTCTTGTTGAGTCATACGGGATTTCTCAATGTTATGATTTATTAGATTATTACTTTAAGATAGCAGAAAATCCTACTTGGAATTACTTTGCATACAATGCAGAAAAAATTCTTAATGGTAAACTAGAAGTAGAGCAAGATATTAAAGAAAGAACAGAGCGCAGGGAACTAGCAAGGAAGTGGATTAGTGAATAATACAGAAGCAAAGTTAATTACAGCAGTATTAAATGATAAACAAATCCATGTATTGTTACAAGCCAATGTTGATAATCTTTTAAGAACTCATAACGATGTCTGGAATTTTATCAGACAGTATTCAGAAAACAATCAATCAGTTCCACCAACATCATTAGTTGTAGAAAAATTTAGAGACTTTAATCCAGTAGAAGGGGTTGGTGCAACTAAGCATCACCTTGAAGAATTACAATCAGAATATTTAAATGATAGCCTTAAAGATATTTTACGCAATGCAGCAGGTGAAGTGCAAAGCGGTAATGGTAATAATGCTCTTGAACATTTAATTACAAAGACATCAGAACTTAAAAAGAATACTGCTGCAATTAGAGATATTGAAGTAACAGACCTTGACTCTGCAGTTGCTTATTTTGAAAATGTAAAGAAGATGCAAGATCTTGGACAGGTTGGAATTAAAACTGGATTGCCAGGGTTTGATAACTACTTACCTTCTGGTATTATGCCAGGACAACTTGGAGTCTTCCTTGCATACCCAGGTATTGGAAAGTCCTGGTTGGCTCTGTATTTCGCTGTACAGGCTTGGAAACAGGGTCGTAGCCCACTAGTGATAAGTCTTGAAATGTCTGAAACAGAAGTTCGTAATCGTGTATTTGCAATTATGGGTGAAGGTCTTTGGTCTCATCGTAAACTTAGCAATGGCGAAGTAGAGATTGATATGCTTAAAAAATGGCATGCAGATAAATTGCAAGGTAAACCAGAGTTTCATATTATATCTAATGATAGTGGTGGAGAAGTAACTCCTTCAGTTATACGTGGAAAGATTGATCAGTATAAGCCAGACTTTGTTGTTGTTGATTATTTACAACTTATGTCTCCAAATCAAAAGTCAGATAATGAAACGGTACGAATGAAAAACCTTTCACGAGAACTTAAACTAATGTCTATTAGTGAAGAGGTTCCAATTATGGCTATTTCTTCTGCTACACCAGATGATGTTAAAGATTTGTCTAGCCCACCAACTTTAGGGCAGACTGCTTGGTCTAGACAGATTGCATATGATGCTGACTGGGTAATGGCTCTTGGTCGTGCTACCAATAGTGATATTATTGAATGCGTATTTAGAAAAAATAGAAATGGTTTTATGGGTGATTTTTTAGTTCAAGTAGACTTTGATAGAGGATACTATCGCTATAAAGACTATGAGGATAAAAATGGTTAAAGATATGTATACGGCAGAGCAAGTCCGTCGTGTTCTCACTGGTGCTGGAATTGATATTGAAGCAGAGTATGGGACTGACTATATTGTTTTTTGTCCATACCACAATAACAATAGAACTCCTGCTGGAGAAGTATCAAAAGATCATGGAACATTTTTTTGTTTTGGATGCCAAACAACAAAAAGCCTTATTGAATTTATAATGCACACATCTAACAGAACATACTTTGAAGCAATTAGATATATTAAAAGCAAAGAACAAGAAACAAGTATTGAGGATTCAGTTAATAAGGCATTAATTGAAAAACCAGAGTTTGTTCAGTATGATGAACTTTTAATTAAAAGATTAACTAATCAAGCATTAGAGTCTCCAAGAGCAGTTAGATATTTTGAAGGAAGAAGCATTACAAAAGAATCTATTAATAAGTTTAACCTTGGGTATTCAGAAAAACAAGATTCAGTAACAATACCAGTACACTCACCAGATGGAATGTGTATAGGGTTTGTGGCTAGAACTGTTGAAGGAAAAGAATTTAAAAATACACCTGGATTGCCAAAAGGTAAGGTATTATTTAATCTTCATAGAATTAAGGCATCAAGCACTGTCTATGTTGTTGAATCATCTTTTGATGCAATTAGATTAGACCAAGTTGGATTCCCTGCGGTTGCTACGTTAGGGGCAAATGTTTCTGCAGCACAGATAAAGTTATTAGAGAAATATTTTAATAACGTTGTACTGATTGCAGATAACGATGATGCAGGCGTAATAATGAGAGATAAGTTAATTGAAAAACTTGGATCTATTGTTACATCTGTTTATATAGATAAAAAATATAAAGACATAGGCGACATGGATGATGATGCAATTAAAAAACTGGAGTTTCAGTTTGACAATTCTATCATTGGTATGTTAAGATAGATAAAACAGAAAAGGAAAAATAATATGACTATTGTAAAGGGACTCAAGAACATTAACGCCCTAGTTGATAAGCCAAAGTATGACGAAAACTCACCAAAGGTAAGATGGTTAAAACTTGCTGATGGACAATCTGCAAAGATCAGATTCATTGAAGAACTTGATGAAGACTCTGCAAACTACAATCCAGAACGTGGATTGGCACTAGTTGTTAAAGAACACACAAATCCAAAAGACTATAAGCGTAAGGCTGTAGATACTATGGAATCTGAAGGCCGCGACTGGGCTGAAGAGATGCATCGCAAAGATCCAAAGGCTGGCTGGAGAGCACGTCTTCGTTTTTATTGCAACGTACTTGTAGATGATGGAATTGAAGAGCCATATGTTGCTATTTGGTCAATGGGCGTAAGCAAGCAATCTGCATTTAATACTATTCGTGAATATGCTCTTGAAACAGGAAGCATCTCAAATATTTCATGGAAGTTAAAGCGTAACGGTCAGGGAACTGAAACAAGTTACACACTAATTCCATCTGCACCAGACAAAGAACCATTTGACTGGGCAGCACTAAAGCCATATGCTCTTGAGTTAGCACTAAAGAAAATTCCTTATGCTGAACAAGAAGCATTCTATTTGGGGTTTGATACTCCATCTGTAACTTCATCAACCAACACAGATTGGTAAAATGAGTTACGTAGGCTTACATGTTCATACTCACTACTCCCTATTTGACGGCGTAGCGACTCCACAAGAGTACGTTGACCGTGCTAGCAAGTTGGGTATGACTGCTCTTGCAATTACAGATCATGGTTCATTATCTGGTCACAGAGAAATGTATCGTACTGCAAAAGAAAAGGGTATTAAGCCAATACTTGGTCTAGAAGGCTATATGTGTGCAGACATCTCTGACCGCAGAGATAAGTCTGAAAGAGAAGGTCAACAAGATCTTGTCTATAACCATATAGTTCTTCTAGCCAAGAACCAAGTAGGTTTAGAAAATTTAAATAAGATTAGTGAAATAGCATGGACAGACGGATTTTTTAAGAAGCCAAGGTTTGACTTTGAAATTCTTAAAAAATATAGAGAAGGAATTATTGTAACCTCTGCGTGTCCAAGTAGCGTTATCGTAAAGGCGCTTGAAGAAAATGAATTTGCTGTTGCCAAGAAACATATACAGTGGTTTAAAGATACTTTTGGCAGTGATTATTATATTGAAGTTATGCCACATAACACACCAGAAATTAATAAACATCTTATTGAACTTGCAGATGAATTTAAAATTGATGTTGTGGTTACTCCAGACTGTCATCATTCAGATACTTCTCAAAGAGAGATTCAAGAGTTTAAGTTGCTTATGAATACTCATGCAAAAGTAAATAAAGAAGCGTCATATGAAAAGTCTAAGAAAAAAGAAAATATGATGGATCGCCTTGACTATCTTTATGGAGAAGATCGTCAGATTACTTTTAATAAATTTGATATTCACTTGTTGTCATATGAAGAAATTAAGTTAGCAATGGAAGCACAAGGTATTGATAGGCCTGATATATATGAGAATACATTAAAACTAGCAAACACAGTAGAAGACTATGACATCAAGGATGGGTTAAATCTTCTTCCAGTTCAATATAAAAATCCAGATCAAGAGTTGGCAAACTTAGCAATTGCTGCATTAGAAGAAAAAAGACTCAACTCTAACTGGCTTGGCAATGATGAATATGAACAAAGACTTGATGAAGAGTTATTGATTATTAGAGATAAAAAGTTTGCACCCTACTTCTTGGTAGTTCAAAACATGATCTCTTGGGCAAAGAAAGAAAACATTATGGTTGGTCCAGGTCGTGGATCTTCTGCTGGCTCACTAGTTTGTTATCTTCTTGGAATTACTGATATTGATCCACTTGAGCACGGACTTCTTTTCTTTAGATTTATTAATCCAGAACGTAATGACTTTCCTGATATTGATACAGATATTCAAGATACACGACGTGATGACGTAAAAGACTATCTTGTAAGGCAATATAGACACGTAGCATCTATTGCAACATTCCTTGAGTTTAAAGATAAGGGAGTAGTAAGAGACGTTTCTAGAGTTCTTGATATTCCTTTAACAGATGTTAATAAGGTCCTTAAACTTGTTGATACTTGGGATGAGTTTTGCACATCTAAAAATACTGTTTGGTTTAGAGAAAAATATCCAGAGGTTGTTATCTATGGAGATCAGTTACGTGGAAGAATTCGTGGTACTGGAATTCACGCAGCAGGTGTTGTAACAAGTAAAGATCCAATATTTAGATATGCACCATTAGAAACTCGTTCATCTCCAGGATCAGATGAAAGAATTCCAGTTGTTGGAATTGATATGAGCGAAGCAGAAAGAATTGGTTTAATTAAGATTGATGCTCTTGGATTAAAAACATTAAGCGTTATTCAAGATGCAGTATCTATGATTAAAGAAAATCATTATGTAGATATTGATTTATTGACTCTGGACATGGCAGACTCAAAGATTTACGAAATGCTTTCTGATGGATATACTAAGGGTGTGTTTCAGTGTGAAGCAACTCCATACACAAACCTCTTAGTAAAAATGGGGGTAAAGAATTTTAATGAATTAGCAGCCTCAAATGCACTAGTACGTCCAGGAGCAATGAATACAATTGGTAAAGACTATATTGCTCGTAAACACGGTAAACAAAATGTATCATATATTCACCAAATTATGAAAGACTTTACTAGCGATACATATGGGTGTATCCTATATCAGGAACAAGTTATGCAGGCTTGCGTTCACCTTGGTGGAATGACAATGGCAGAGGCTGACAAGGTTCGTAAAATTATTGGAAAGAAAAAAGATGCGAAAGAATTTGATGAATTCCGTGATAGGTTTGTTGCTGGTGCCTCTAGGTATATTAGTCCTAATTCCGCTTTGGATTTGTGGCATGATTTTGAAGCACATGCAGGCTACTCGTTTAACAAATCGCATGCCGTTGCTTACAGTACTCTCTCGTATTG